AAGACCTGACATAAACATCGAGTTTACCGCTACATTTGCTAACCCTACAAACTTCGGTTGGTCTATTATCAATGCCGCAAATAATACATTTACTGTTAGATTTAGCGTGTTAACCGTAGACAATACAACAGGAACTTACACTGCTCCTGTTGTTGTAACCTCTTTAGGTGGAGTTGGTATCACGGCCACTGTGGTTGTGTCTAATACAGTTGAAGTCGACATTGACTATACAAAATTTCAAAACTACGGAACATGGGTTAGTGCCGCTGCCCCGTATAATTCCGTTATAGGAATTAGTTACGATAAAATTGATAACAAGAGATATCTAACAATTGGTGTAGGAACTGGAGGAGACAATACAGCCGTTTATGGATTCGGCGGTCAAGTCTTTACTGCCACATCTACACTAGGTATATTGGCCACATCTACAGACTTAGATTATTCAGGCTGGTCTACTGTTTATAGATTCCCATTAGAAAATAGCGAACAACGCCTACTGTCGGGGGCAAAAGATTTAGATGGTAATTATTTTTATAAAGTAAAGACCACCGAAGGCATTAACTATGAACAGTATTTTGGTTCAGAAGGATCTAAAGAATCTATGTTCATTATCGATTCAGATGGTCTAGGTAATGTTAACATTGGCCTAACACACCTAAGAGAATTGTCAGGCGATGATGTCTTAGATAGAACACTTAGAAATCTAACCAGAGCATTCTACTACTATTCAGATGTTGATGAACCGGGTCGCTATTATCAATTAGCATCCGGTCCAATATTAGATCAAACAGTCACTGAACTGTTTATTGGATTCGACAGTGTTGGTAACAAACAAACCAGTATCGTTCCCTTACCCAAGAGTTTTTAAATAATTACTGTTATCATGCTGTTTGATAACATACCCATCATCGATCCCGAACGAGTAAAATCTATTGAGTATACCGGAAACGGAGATACCTACGATCAAGAGCTTTTTAAATTAGGAAAAGGCCTCGATCAGTTTGTTGTGCTCAATCCAGTTGCTCCTAGGTCTTGCCTAAATTCAATTAAAAAGATTCCATCGACAGACAAATGTGTTGTATGGCATTATAATTCAGATTGGATAGCTAAACTTTTTACAAAAAATTGGCAGTTAAACAATTATCTTTTTGTACAAATTGATGTTCCTTTATTTTGGAATCCTTACCTTCCTAAATTAAAAGTTGATATGAAAGAACTGATGCCTCCTTTGTGGGCACTGGACAAAGTCACTGCTTGGAGCATCGATGACAATTATAGTCCATCTCCGGATACTTGGTTGGTAAAATTTGTCCCCGAAGGAGTCAATGAAAAGATGGCCGAGTGGTTGTGGTTAGGAGCAATCACACCTGAGTTTGTATTCAAGCAGAATAACGATCTACCCAAGCTAAATTTTGATATAGACTATGTTATCCCATGGCACGACCTGGCCTATGTACACACATGGTATCTAGATAAAGAAGTTGGGGATGATCGAGTGTGGGCATTCAAAATTATTCCTTCTGCCGAAACCATCGGCGAAAAAGATATGGGCACAGTTGAAATCATATCTGACTATACAGTTGAACATAATCCTGACTTACCGAAACTGATACCCAATATTGATTATCAAATTCCTTGGTATGATTTTAAGTATGCTCATGTATGGTATCTAGACGAAGCAATTGCTGGGGAAAGAGTATGGGCATTCAAAATTATCCCATCCGATGATATTGTAGGCGAAAAGGATATGGGGACAATAGTTCCTCAATTCAAAGTTGAGCAGAACTCAAGTTTACCTCGTCTTGAGTTTAAAATTGATTATGATATTCCATGGCACGATCTGGCCTACGAACATGTATGGTATTTGAATAAGAAAATAAACAGAAAAAAGATTTGGGCAGTTAAAGTTACACCGTCAGCAGAAATTAAAGGTGTAAAAGAAATGGGCACAATTGAACCATTAATACCCGATCAGCTAGACGTTATTTTTATCAGCTACTTTGAGCCCAACGCAGAAGAAAATTGGCAACGTGTTTTAGAAAAAGCACCTTGGGCTAAACGTGTCGACGGAGTTGAAGGAATTTTTGCTGCACATAAAGAAGCCGCACAAATTTCTGAAACGGACATGTTCTATGTAGTAGACGGTGATGCATGGCTAGTTGACGATTTTAATTTTGAATTTCAACCTACTCTTTTTGATCGAGACTGTGCTTATGTATGGTCTAGTATAAATCCTGTTAATGGATTAATATATCAGAACGGCGGTGTTAAACTATTCAACAAAGAGATTATCTTAAATCAACGTACATGGAAAACCTTAGACATGTTCACCGGAATCATGCCTAAGATCAAATCTGAAGAGAAAGTTAGTTGTGTGGCAAAATTTAATGTAGATGAATTTAGCACATGGCGCAGTGCATTTAGGGAATCTGTAAAGTTATACACAATCAATCAAATGAATAGATTGAATACTTGGATGACAAAAGGTAAATCTAAACCATTCGGACAGTATGCAATTGATGGTGCAAAAGAAGGATTTAATTTTGCACGAACTAACAAGAATAATCTAAAAGAACTACAAAAGATCAATGATCGCAAATGGTTATTGGATAATTTTCAACAGTTTTATCAAAAAGATAAGTAATTAACTACCAATATAATAAAACCCTATGAGTCAAGAAACTGAACGAATTCGTAAAGTTATTCAAATAACAAATGAAATAAGTCCTACATTCTGTCTGGCTAAATGGCAGCATGTAACAATGTATATGAATACTGGACAAACTCATAGTTGCTATCACCCACGACCTCATGAGATTCCTTTAGAAGAACTAAAAGACAATCCTAGTGCATTACATAATACCATAGAAAAGAAAAAAGAACGCGAGTTAATGTTAAAGGGCGAAAAGCCATCCGGATGCCAGTATTGTTGGAACATTGAAAGTCTAAGCCCAGATCACATCAGCGACAGGCACATTAGAAATGCTGGAATTTACTATCCCGAAGTTCTAGAAGAAGTAAAGAATAATAGCTGGGACTATAATGTAAATCCTTCTTACATCGAAATAAGTTTCAGTAACGAGTGCAATTTTAAATGTGGGTACTGTCATCCAAAGTATTCTAGCAGTTATTTCAGCGAGATCAGACAGCACGGTCCTTATCAAAATGTACAGAATCACGGGAATCATATTGACTGGTTTACCATTTATCCCGAAGAAAATAATCCGTGGATTGACGCTTGGTGGAAATGGTGGCCCGAGATGTCGAAAACTCTGCAAATTTTAAGAATCACTGGCGGCGAACCCCTAATGCACAGAAGCACATGGAAGCTTCTTAAAATTTTAAAAGAAAGTCCAATGCCACAATTGGAATTAAATTTTAACAGTAACCTTGGCGTAAAGAATGCCATGGTTGATAAATTTGTCGGCGAGCTAAAATATCTTATTGATAATAAATGTATCAAACGTTTTAAACTTTATACTAGTATTGATGCATGGGGCGAACGTGCGGAATATATTAGAACAGGTTTAGATTTAAAGATATGGGAAAAGAATCTCGACACTTACATAAAGACTATAGGTCTTCCTGTAAGTTTTATGATTACCTTTAATATTTTTTCTGTCACAACATTTAAAGATCTACTTGCTAAGATTTTAGAATTTCGAAAAAAATATAACAGATATAAGGTAGTTTCTACAAATAAAGATCAGTTTCGAATTATTCAATTTGACGTTCCGTATCTTAAAGAACCTTTGCAGTATGACATTAATTTGTTGCCCAAGGACGAATTCTTACCCTATATGAGAGATAGTTTACAGTTTATCAAAGACAATATTCAGGACGACGATCCAACTAAATTCAGTGAACTAGAGTACGAAAGATTCCGTCGAGTTGTTGATTATATGGAAACTACTCACTACGATGAAGCAAAGGTAAGAGAAGGACGTAAAGATTTTTATACTTGGTTTACTCAGTATGATCAAAGACGAAATGTTAATCTTTTAGAAACTTTTCCTGAAATGCAAAACTTTTTTGAATTGTGTAAAAATACAAAATAAACATGGAAAAGCTAGACGATTTTTTTACAAAGAATATTTTTGATACGGCTGAAGACTACCTATCTGCCCAGCCTGGTCCTATGGGGGTGATTGACAATTTTTTGCCCAACGATGTCGCTCTAGCTCTTCACAACGAAATGAATACAGTTCCTGACGAACACTGGAAAACTTTTACCAGGAACGGCAGTCACATGATGGAGTTGAACAAACTGCATCTAACACCATTGGCATTTCAATTGGTAAATTATCTGCACAGCTCTTATGTGCTAGATCAACTATGTAAGTTAACTGGATTTTCTAGTTTGATTCCAGATCCTTATCTGGTAGGCGCCGGATACAGCAAATCTTTTCACGGTGACACGTTAAAATTGCACACAGATTTTAACTGGAATGATCAGCTAAGACTTCACAGGGCCTGTTCGATTATTCTATATCTAACACCAGATTGGGATCCAGCCTGGCATGGGGGACTCGACTTTTACGATCAGAAAAGAAAAGAAGTAGTAACCCATGTAGATTGCCTGTTCAACAGGTGCCTAATATGGAATTACCACAAATATGGATGGCACGGCCATCTTAAACCATTGAACTGTCCACCGAACATTTTTCGAAGCACTTTTAGATTGTTTTATTATTACAGTAATTCAAGCTACAATCCTGACGATCTTCCTCATCGTAGTCAGTATTGGATCAACGATGACGGATTACCAACAGACAAGAAAGAATATAAATGATTTACACAATGACCAATGCTCATCATGGACTGTTTGATAGAGCTAAATTTAGACCATTAGAAGAAGCTGAATTCTCTCCTGGTAATACATATTGGTACGACCAACATGACGCTGCGGTAAGAGATATTACCTTTGATTTGTTTCTAACGGAGGAGCATTTTAGACATTTATCAAATGATCCTACTTCAAAAATATTGATTTTTTACGGTGATGAATACTACAATATTATAGAACTAAAATGCTGGGTAGATACTTGTAAAAAGTGGAATATTCGTCCGGAGCAATTGTATGTTATGTGCTTAGACCATAATTGGGTGCAGTGGACATTGGATGCATTAAAGAAACTAGATTTTGAAGGAATTAATATTCAAGAATATAATTTATTAATGAATCGAGTACAACCTCAAGAGGATAAACCGATTGATAAAAGATTTAGCGTTCTTAGTCGAAACTATAGTTCGTGGCGGTTGTCTCTATACATTCAGCTGTTAAAGACAGGATCGTTAGAAGAACATTTTAATTATACTTTTAATAATATTAATCCTTATCAGAACACCGTTTTTGATTTAGAGCACATTAGAAAGGATCTCAGTGATCTCAAAATTACAGAAACTGAGCAGGTAACACAATGGTTTACCGGTATCCCTTATGCCACAAAAGAAAATGTTTTAGAAAAATTAGCCAGCGAAGTTTATGATTTAATTTTGACATCGGGTATAAATTTAATTGTTGAGTCTCATTTTGATCCATTCTGGACAGCTCATGGGCATAGAGGTTACGATCCTCAAGTATTCAGTCCGGCATTTCCAACTGAAAAAACTTATAAACCTATAGCTTGTAAAAGACCGTTTATTGCAGTTACCACTCCATATTTTTTACAAGAATTTAAAAATCTAGGATACAAGACCTTTCATCCCTACATTGACGAAACATATGATACAATCAAAGACGATTCGCAAAGAATGCAGGCAATTGTTAAAGAAGTACAGCGATTAAGTTCTCTATCACGAGATGAATTTTTAGAACTGTTAGAAAACTGCAAAGAGATTACAGAGCACAATTTTAAGATTATGGAAAAAAATAAGGAGAAATTTTTACTTACAGAAAAATTTCAATGGGTTGATCAGTACCTAGCAAAAGATACAGTTCCGCCACCGGTTCTTTGAGGAAGAAAATATGAAAATATTAATTACAGGAGTAGCCGGTTTTTTAGGTAGTCATCTAGCAGATAGGATGTTAGCTCTAGGTCATACTGTCAAAGGTTGTGACAACATGACTGGCGGCTATCTCGATAATGTTCCACCTGGTGTTGATTTCAAACAGGGAGACTGTTGCGATCTAGACTTTATGGTAGAAATGACAAAAGACTGTGACATCGTCTACCATGCTGCTGCTACCCCGCATGAAGGTCTCAGCGTTTTTAGCCCCTATCTAATAACCAAGAGCATTTTTCAGGCCAGTGTTAGTACAATTAGTGCCGCAATACAAAACAAGGTAAAGCGATTTGTATATTGTTCTAGTATGGCTCGATATGGAAATCAAGAATTTCCTTTTAAGGAAACGCAGCGTCCTGATCCTATTGATCCGTATGGCATAGCAAAGGTAGCTGGAGAAGATGTGCTTAAATCATTGGCACCTATGAACAATATGGAGTGGGTTATTGCAGTACCACATAATATTGTAGGTCCTCGACAACGCTATGATGATCCTTTTAGGAATGTCATGAGTATTATGATTAATAGAGTGCTTCAGGGTAATCCTCCGATAGTCTACGGTGACGGAAATCAAAAACGATGTTTTAGCTATGTAGACGACTGTGTATATTGTTTAGAAAAATTAGCACTTGATCCTAATATTAAAAATGATATCTTCAATATCGGTCCAGACGAGGAATTTGTTACCATAGGTCATTTAGCTAACATAATTATAGAAGAATTAAAGTTTGACGGTAAGCCTATTTTTGTAGCAGAAAGGCCAAAAGAAATTAAGTTTGCCACTTGTGATGCAACTAAGGCTAGAAATATGTTAGGATATAAAACATCTACTAGTCTAATTGACAGCGTTAAATCAACAATAGAATATATAAAATCTCGAGGAGTTAAGCCTTTTGATTATTGCTACCCATTAGAGATTGTTAATGAACATACACCAAAAACTTGGTCAGAAAGGTTAATATGATTAATTTTGTTTACGAAAACCCTGAAGAATGGTTAAATCTTACTTCTTGCAAAGACATTAATACTTCCGGAATTGGTAGAGTAACTATCAGTCCGGTTTGTAACACAATTGCTCGTCTTATAAAATATAAGAGATATGAAAATCTGCAGAACAGCTTAAGAGTTGTATCAACTCCACCTGAAAATGAAAAATACATTGTTCCAGTCGGAGTAGCTCATAGCCCTTATGACTGGTGCGGCCCTGATCAGTTCGGAAATGGCGGCGATGATGCAAAACCTAATAAGAAAAGTCTATTTGCATTTATTTCAGAAACTCTTCTGAAAGATATGCAGGAAGGTCGAGCCTATCTGCTAATTGATCAAACACACGAAGGTTATCAGACTGATTGGTTGTGGCAGTGGTTTCATAACAATTGCACTCAATATCAAATAGATCCAAGACAGATTATCTATTTGACTGGTAATATGGACGCAGAAAAACAATATAAAAGTTGGGCTGATTCTCATAACTTAATTTCTAGAATGCTAGTAGGAGCCAACGCACACTTTGAATTAGTCATTTACGAAGTTGCAAAATACTATAACCATCCAACTTTTCATCTAAAGTTTATGCCAGGTCCTAAGGATGTTCCTGACTTCAAGACTCACCTTGATTATAAGATGAAAGATCTTTCGCGTATTTCGATGTTTAATATTTTGCAAAAAAGAACTAGGGTGCATCGCTTATGGTTCTTCAAACATCTATATGAAGCAGGTCTGATAGAAAATAACATCGTTACAATGAATAAGTTTGAATTTGATCAAACATACTATGAAAACCGTCAGATGTTAGAAGAAGAAGTAGAAGAATTGAATAGTATATTGCCATTGATGCCTAAAGAGCATCCCGGTAATGCAAATAACGATAATTTTGTATCATCAGATGGGGGCAATTATATTCTAACTCTTAATGAACAGACAATGCTAGATAGTTGGTGTACAACAATCAGTGAAGCCAGTTACGGTGATCATGATAATACCTGTTTTATCAGCGAAAAAACCTTTAAACCAATTGCCGGTTATCATCCTTTTATTATGCTAGGTAGTAAGGGTAGTTTAAAGAATCTTCAAGATATGGGATATAAAACCTTTCATCCATTTATTAATGAATCGTACGATGAATTATCATCGTGGCCCCGAATGAGGGCAGTAACTAACGAAATGGTTAGATTGAATAAAATGACAGACGATGAACGGTTAGAATGGTTTAAGAGTGTTGAACCAATACTCGAGCATAACTTTAAGGTTCTTCACCGCCGCGGCGAAACTTATCCACTTACCTTTATTAACTTTATAAAAGCTCATCTCGATCAATAAAATGTTTAGCAGTCAAATTCCTATTATTAACGAACAGATTAAAAAAAATAACAAGGTTATTATTTCTATTGGATGTTCTTTTGTTCAAGCGCAGGGCGCCATTGATGACGACTTATTTGATAGTCACGAATGGGAATATCTAGGAATGGGCCATCCTTTAAAAATAAAAATAGACAAAAGGACTGAGTTTGATCTAGTAAATCGATACCCAGAGTTAAAATATCATCAAGACTTTGGTTTAGATTTTTCTCTTATGGAGTTAAAGAATTCTTTTGTCAGTGTGCTTTGTAACAAATACTTTCAAGGAGCGTATACTCCGATTAATCTTGGACAGAAAGGTTGTGGTAATCGAGCATCAATTAAGGAATTGTACTTCTGGCCACAAATTGATTGGGGTAATGTTCACGAAATTATTGTTGTTTATGTACCTAGTGGTTTAGAACGATTTGACTTTGTTAATGATCTCTGGCCCGATCACTTCCATTGGAAGGCCATGTGGCCCAACGAAGTAGAAAATCCTACAAACGGTCGAGAGCATTTATGGAATGGATATAATCGTTCCTTGTACTCTGAAAAGTTTGCTATCATAGAACAAATATCGCATATTCAAGAGTTGTTAACATGGTGTAAATCAAAAAATGCACGACTAATAGTGACTCCTGGATTTGATCGTCGCTACGATAGAGAATTTTTTGAAGCTGAACTATCAAAAACGATAACACGTGATATCAATGGTAAGGTTCAAGAAAACAAATTCTTAGGCATGTTTTCTAATAACGAAAGCAAAGAACATCTATATCTTGCAGATCTATGGCCCTGGGATTCAATGTTCAAACCCAACGGCGCAAAAACATTTGCCGATATGGCGATGGATCAAGAACCTAATTTACCTGATAGAAATGATTTCTTCTTCCAATTTTTAGGAAACAGAAGTCCTAATGGTTGGATGACAGCCTGTGCCCATCCGGGAGCAAAGGCTCATGATTTGTTTGCAAAATTATTATTTGAAAAGTTAAAACTATGAAAGATTTTTTTCCAATGCATCGTTGGACAGGGGAACGCGGATTCCTCAATGACGGAAAATATAACGCACCTAACAATTATGTAGCTGGAGTAGAGTACGGAAAAGAAAATCCTCCCTACTTTCCTGGATACATAGAAAATGAAAACCATCCTTTTATGTTTTGTAATAGCTTGACACATCCTGATCCACAGGATAGTACAAAACTTTCATTTAATTTTTCCGGCAGCGACGGCCCGAAAGAGTTTGAAAAGAACAAAATAAAAAAAGGACCTGATTGGAAATATTTGACTAAAGAAATTACATATAATGTAAATTCAAGCGGATATAGAACGCACGAATGGAAAGACATTAATTGGAAAGATGCTATTTTGTTATTTGGCTGTTCATGTACTTATGGAATTGGTGTTGCTGAAGACGAAACGATGTCCTACTATTTAGAAAAACTTACCGGCCGTCAGGTAGTAAACCTAGGATATCCTGGCGGATCAAATTCTGTAATTGCAACTCTGTGTGCTATCGCATTAGAAAAATATGGTAATCCTTACGCCGTAGTTGCTAATTGGACCACCGGCGATAGATATCGTCATTATTTTAAAGATCAATATCGAGAAGTCGGCCCTTGGGATCATAGTTCTGTGACTAAAAACGAATTTGATAGAACTGTGCAGAATATAGATTTGTCAACTGCATGGGAAAGTCGATATCTAGATAGGTATAATGAATTGGCAGAAAACTACTACATTTCGAAAATAGTTAAAACACTATGCAGGGGATCGAAGTATGTATCTATGAGTTATTTCGGATATATGGCACATATAAATCGGGCAGACTTTTATGTTCCATTTAGATTAGAAGCTAGAGATTTATTGCATCCTTCAGCAGAAGATCATGAAATTTCTGCTAAAAAGATTGTTGAATTACTGTAAAGAAAGATTAAAATGAAAGATAAGAAAAAAGATCTTAACATTCGCGGCAATGAAATAGTAAAAGTTGACGGTAAAGATGTAAGCAAATACTTTGTAGATGCACAAGAAGTTAACAATAAACTAAATCAAGTCAGCCCTAGTTTTTGTCTAGCCAAGTGGTTCAATGTAAGTATTCATATACCCACAGGACAGACTCACAGTTGCTATCATCCTAAGAGCCATCATATTCCCTTAGAGGAAATTAAGATAGATGTGTCGGCATTGCATAATACCAAGTATAAGAAAGAACAGCGAGCTCTGATGCTCAAGGGAGAAAGACCGTCCGAATGTCATTTTTGCTGGGAAATTGAAGATAGTGGTAATCAGTTAAGCGATCGCGCCTACAGAAGTAAAGATGTATGGAGAGAAGATGTTATTGAAGAAGCACTGACTCTCGGATCCCAAGGTAACGCAAAGCCGAGATATGTTGAAGTAAATTTTAATCAAGCCTGTAATTTCAAGTGCAGATACTGTAGTCCCCATCTGAGTACCGAGTGGATGAAGGATATTGAAAAAAACGGCCCCTACATCCTTACTGATCGTTGGCATAATGATTTGACCTGGATGAAAGAGAGTAATGTCTGGCCCAATAATAGTCCAGACAGTCCATACATCAACGCATTCTGGGAATGGTTTCCTACAATCTATGACGAGCTTCATACATTTAGAATGACTGGTGGCGAACCATTAATGGATAAAAATACCTTTAAGGTTTTTGATTATGTAAATCAACATCCTAAAAAAGATTTACATTTAAGCATTACTAGCAATTGCTGTCCTCCGGGAACACAGTGGGCCAAGTTTATAAACAGCATGTACGAGTTTATCGATAATGACAGTATAGATCATTTTATGTTGTTCTGTAGTTTAGATGGTTGGGGAGAACAAGCTGAGTATATTCGAACAGGTATGCATTTCGAAACGTTAAAAAAGAACATACGAAAGTTTTTATCTTTAGAACAGAAGCATAGCCTTACGTTTATTTGTACGTTCAATGTTTTAAGTTACACCAGTTGGTTAGATTATATAAAAAACATTTTACAGTTAAGAAAAGACTTTAACAAAGTTCGACAGTTAGTATGGTTTGATGCTCCACAACTACATTATCCTGACTGGCTAAGTGCAAAGTTATTGCCTGAAATGGTTACTGTACTAGAAGAAAGCATCGCATTTATGGAAGCCAATAAGGAAACATCAGACGAACCATTCAAAGGATTTACAGACTTTGAAATAAGCAAGATCCAGAGATTGGTAGACTGGATTCGAAGCCCTATACATTTTGATAAGGATCTTGCAATGAAAAACTTTTATCTGTTTATCAACGAAGGCGACCAAAGGAATCAAACAGACTTTTTAAAGACTTTTCCACAATTGACCGATTTTTATCAAGAGTGTAAAGAAAAATTTGAAAATGATTGATTCAAAGACAATTGTTCTAGTAACAGGCGGATTTGATCCTGTTCATAGAGGGCATGTTGAATGTTTTAAAGCTGCAAAGCAACTAGGAGACATTTTAATTGTTGGATTAAACAGCGATGAATGGTTGCGTCGAAAGAAAGGCAAGCCATTTATGCCTTTCAATGAACGACAGTCGGTGTTAAACGCATTTCGTTATATAGACAATGTTATAGACTTCGACGACTCGGACGAGACTGCTAAAGATGCGATTAAAAAAGTAAGGAATCAATTTCCTAAAGATAAAATTATTTTTGCCAACGGCGGCGACAGAACCTCTAGTAATGTACCCGAAATGGAAGTTACAGATAGCAATCTTGAATTTGTATTTTCAGTTGGGGGCAGCGACAAAGCAAACAGCAGTAGCTGGATTTTAAACGAATGGAAAAATGCATTAGCTGAACGAAATTGGGGAAACTGGAAAGTGCTTTATGATACACAAGGGTGTAAAGTTAAAGAGTTAGTAGTTGAACCCGGTCGGGCTCTTAGTATGCAAAAACATAATTTGAGATCAGAGTTCTGGTTTGTTGTAGAAGGTACAGCAACGGTCTACTGGGACCACGGCACTTCAAAAGTAACCAAACACCAGTTTGAAATCATACACGTAAATGAATGGCATCGACTGGCTAACGAAACTGACAAGATACTAAAAATAGTAGAGATACAATATGGATCACAGTGCGAAGAATCAGATATACTCCGTAAATAAAAATGCATTTAGCAGCGGACAGATCGGTAGCAAGCTCTGGCTCTGTGAAGAATTAGAAGCATTGTTTGATAAAATTGATACCATATGGGTTTATGGAGGCTGGTACGGGCTTACTGGGTTTTTATTGTTATCTCGAAATAATATCGAAATTGGTAACATTAGGAGCTTGGACATTGATCAGCATTGCGAGTATGTTGCAGATATGATAAACGAAAATTGGGTAATAGACAATTGGAAGTTTAAAGCATTTACAGAGAATTGCAATGAAATTGAAATATCGGATGTTAAGCCAGATCTTATAATTAATACCAGTACAGAGCATTTTGCCAGAAGAAGCTGGTGGGATAACATACCAGAAGGTACTACAGTGGCTCTTCAAGGAAACAATATGGCACACGAAGATCACCATATCCATACTGAGAGCCTTGAAAGTTTTATCGAACAGTTTCCTTTGACTACAATACTGTATCAGGGCGAGAAAACTTTTACCTATCCTGACTGGTCTTTTACTAGATTTATGGTAATTGGTGTAAAATAAACCCTCATTTTACCAAAAAACTTGCATTTTCCGCCTCTTTGACGCTATTATTATCAACTGCTGATAATTATTTCACCACTAACGAAAAAGGAGGTCGCAATGACTGAATCAACGCTAGAACGGGAACCTGCTATGGAAAATTCTTTTGTAGGTACATTGGTTAAGACTATACTCGTAGCACTAATGGTACTAGGATTTGCAGGATCTGTATATCTACTCAATTGGGCAGTAGATTCACGTTTATCTAAAATTGAAGCATTAGAAGAATCGAAGATCACAGCAGCCGTTCGAGAAAGACAATTAGCCTGTCTTGCTAAAAACATTTACCACGAAGCCGGTGGAGAACCGTTTGAAGGTAAAGTAGCTGTTGCACAGGTAACACTGAATCGAGCAGCTCATCGAGGGTTTCCTGACGATATTTGTCAGGTAATCTATCAGAAAAATGTTGTTTATGAAAAAGTAATTTGCCAATTTAGTTGGGCCTGTGATAGAACTTTAACCACACGCTATAAAAATCAAGCGGCTTACAAAGAAAGCATGGAAGTAGCTAAGAAAGTTCTGCTAGAAGGATTTAGATTGCCTAGCCTACAGAATGCATTATATTTTCATGCTGATTATATTAATCCGGGCTGGAAACGACAAAAAGTAGCACACATCGGACGTCACATTTTTTACAGGTAAGGAAACTTATGTTTATTCTCGACACTATCAAACAATCTCCCTCAATCGTATGGAAATTTCTTCAGGATCACTTGGGTCGTATTAGTAGTCATACATTAGGGTGGCTTACAATTATTCTACTGCATTTTGCTAGCCTTCCAACTTTGTTGGCTGTATTGCTAGCAGAGAATGACAAATTGCCCCCTGTTGATCTTATGATCTTTGTGTGGAGCGGTCTGATTACGCTATTCTTCAAGAGCCTCATTGAACGTAACTTTTTGTATATTGCGACAATCTGTCTAGGCTTCTGCGCTCAAACAGTGATTATGAGTTTGATTCTATTCAAATAAATAGTTTCATGAGAGTTTACGAAATTTTAACTGAAGAGCAATTAGATGAAATAAACTGGCGTAAAGGTCTTGCTACCGGTGCCCTTGCGCTAGGTGCTCTAGGTGCTGTTGGACAAGCCCAGGCTAGAGTAGTTCCTGGGCAAGATCCTTCAATTAATCGGCTAACTGGAAAACCTAATGTCCAACAAGTTGATCAAACTCAACAGGCACCGAGACAACAAGCACCATCGAATACCGGATTTAGTAAAGAGTATCTCGAAAAAGTTGTAAACGGTGAGCATCCTCGCCCACTAATCAGCAAAGAAAAAGCTCAAGAACTATTAAAACAATACAAATAACATGCGTATTTTAGAGCTACTGGAAAAAAAACTACCCTCGCCCACTAAGAGTCAGTGTGCTGTTAAGCGTCTAAGCAATGTAAGATACAGTCAATGTGTTAGCTTGGGCCTTAGAGCACACGATTCAGATCATACTGACGGTACAGGCAAACAGGGTGTAAAAGGTAGCGGTGTACGCCTAAAAGGCAAAAAAGCCAAGAGCGAAATTCACGGCGGGCCAGTTAAAGACTACGACGGAAAGTAATCGTCTAGATTATCATCTTGATTGAACACTTCTACGGCTTTTTCTAGAAGTTCTTCGTGATCCATAGATCCCCACTTGTCATCAAGTTCGTAGATCTTATCTTCATCTATTTCTTCTATCTCTACACCGAGAAGTTCCATTAGTTCTGTTTGAGTAATAAACTCTCCTCGCATATGGCTGACCCATATACAGGTTAAGAAACTACAAAGGAATACTAGACGACTGTCATCGATACCATACTCGTCACACCAGTCTGTGGTTCTTTGTAGATAATAATCTATATCTTCTAGTCTGTGTTCTAGCTGTGTAATCCATTCTTTTGTGTCGTCTCTAGTCCACGGTCTTGTCATACTCTAAAACTTTCACCGCAGCCACAGCGGTCTTTTTCGTTGGGATTACGAAACTCGAATCCCTCGTTGAGTCCATTGCGAACCCAATCCATTTCTAGTCCAGTTATGTAAGTCATGCTTTTACTATCTACATAAACATGGACTCCCTTTGATTCGAAGACTTTATCTGAATCGAATGCCCTATCTACAAACTCAAGAACATAGGCAAGTCCGGAGCACCCTGTGGTTTTAACACCTATTCGGATACCAAGGCCCTTGCCTCTTTTTGTTAATTGTAATTTGATTTTTTCAGCAGCCTTCTCAGTTAACGAGATCATGCTTATTCCGATAATCTTCTATTGCCGCCTTAATCGCATCTTCAGCAAGTATTGAACAGTGTATTTTGACCGGAGGTAGGGCAAGTTCTTCTGCAATCTGACTATTCTTAATGCCTCCTGCTTCGTCAAGAGTCTTGCCCTTGACCCATTCTGTGACAAGAGAAGATGATGCGATTGCTGACCCGCATCCATACGTCTTAAAACGGGCGTCCTCAATAATGCCTGTTTCATGGTTTACCTTTATCTGAAGTTTCATCACATCGCCGCAGGCAGGTGCTCCAACCATACCTGTACCTACGGAATTGTCGTTTTTATCAAAACTACCAACGTTACGAGGATTCTCGTAATGGTCGATAACTTGATTTGAATATGCCATTTAGGGTATCTCCTATTTTAATTCTCAGCACATCTTTCGCAGGTACACTCAGTGCAGTCACAGTCGTCTGTCATGCAACTATGACCACAATGTGCATCGCATCTGCAACGACATAAAAATTTAATAGTGTATCTTTGATAAGAATCGTCGTTCGTTTCAGTGTTCATAATTTTAGCTCCTTGAAATATTTATTTTAGTAAATAGCATGTATGATTAAAATTACCGATTCAGCAAAAGATAAAATACTAGATCTTCTAGCAGAAGAAAACAATCCCGATTTAAAATTGCGTACCTTTGTGCAAGGTGGCGGCTGTTCTGGATTTCAATACGGCTTTACATTTGATGAAGAACAAAATGAAGATGATTTTGAATTTCCAATCGGCGAATCAAAATTATTAGTAGATGCAATGAGTATGCAATATCTTCAGGGTGCTGAAATTGATTATAAAGAAGATCTAACAGGTTCTAGTTTTTCAATTAAAAATCCTAATGCTCAAACTACCTGCGGCTGTGGCTCCAGTTTTAGCGTATAATGGTTGACATTTACCAATAATTTCTGTAAAATAACTTATCTTGACTATTTTACAGGATCATTTTATGAGCAAGCCCTGCTATCAAATTATTGCAGAACTCGAAGCTGATAATAGCCGATTGGCAAAAGAAGCGATTATTCAAGAACACGCAGACAACAAAGAACTTTTTGAAGGATTTAAGTGGTGTCTAAGTCCTTATTCAACTTTTGGTGTCAAGAAGGTTCCTACACACGGTGGTCCTGACGGACAAGGACTGCCTTGGGCGGCATTTGAAGAATTGCTGACCCTTCTTAGCTCTCGACAGCTTACAGGTGATGCCGCACGTGATGCTATTGAATTGGCTCTTTCTGCCAGTACACAGGCCCAATGGAACTACTGGTATCGTCGCATCCTAATCAAAGACCTCCGTTGCGGCGTCAGCGAAAAGACTATCAACAAAGTCAAAAAGAATGCGGTGCCTGTGTTTGAGTGTATGCTGGCACACGATGGTGCTAACCATGAAAAGAAAATTACAGGTAAGAAACTGCTCGAACCCAAGCTCGACGGAGTTCGCTGTCTTACTGTAGTTGACTATGAAAATCGAACTGTGGTTCAATATACTCGTAATGGTAAAGTTCTAGAAAACTTTGGCCATATCACTGACAGCATCCAAGAACATATTGACCTTGTTGGACGAAGCTATGTTCTTGATGGGGAAGTTGTTTCTACTAGTTTTCAAGCACTTATGAAACAGGTACATCGCAAAGACGATGTTCAAGCCAGTGATGCTCGACTGATGCTCTTTGATATTATTCCTCTCAGCGAATTTAAAAAGGGGAAGAGTGTTATGGGTCAACGTCGCCGTACTAATCTGCTACGCAGTCTTAAGGCGGTGTTTGAAAAGATTGGACATGTTGATATCATTCCTCAAGAAGAAGTTGACCTTGACAGTTATGTCGGTGAACTACAATTTAAACAGTTTAATAAAGACGCCATTGAACAAGGGTTCGAAGGCATTATGATCAAGGATCCAGAAGCAGTTTATGAATGCAAGAGAAGTACCAGTTGGCTCAAGCAAAAACCCTTCATTGAAGTTAGTTTGGCTGTTATGGCTGTTGAAGAGGGCACAGGTCGTAATCAGGGACGGTTGGGGGCTATTATCTGTGAAGGCGAAGATGATGGCAAACGCATTGCTGTCAATGTCGGCTCGGGGTTTACTGATGATCAACGTGGTGAATTTTGGTCCAATCGAGAATCTCTACTTGGTCAGATTGTTGAAGTCCGAGCAGATGCGGCTACTAGGAATCAGGATAGCGAAGATGTATATTCCCTACGTTTCCCACGCTTCCTTCGTTTCCGCGGCTTTAAAGCAGGTGAAAAAATATAAGATGGATAAACGAGCAGTAAAAGAAGTTATGTATGGGGGCATACAAGAAATGTGCCGTAACAGGCAGTTATATTACAAGGGCATCAGCCCTGAATACAGTCACTGGACAGAAGAAGGAAAAAAGGCACTTCAGTCTTTTATGGACATGATGTCTTACCAAGTGATAAAAGCTGAAGAAGAAGATCTTAAAGATCGTTCAAAAGAAATGATAATTAAGGGTTTAAAAGGAGAAAACCAAGGATCGTGAGCAAAGAAGATGTTATTAGCATAGAAGGAAAAGTAGACGAAGTTCTGCCCAATGCTATGTTTAGAGTCACACTCGACAACGGAATAAAAATATTAGGGCATATTTCTGGACGTATGAGACAGAATAAAATTCAAATTTTAGCTGGAGATCTAGTCCGAGTAGAAATGAGCCCATACGATCTGTCAAAAGGTCGTATTGTGTATCGTAGCAAATAACAGCTATATTTCTATATAATAGAAAACCCGCCGAAGCGGGTTTTTGTTTACTCTAAGTAGTTTGCCCAACTTGGATGTTGGTGATCCCACTTCATTTTCTTACGTTTTTCAACTAATTGAAAATATGTAGGCTTAAACGGCTTAGATTTCGGAACGATTTTCTTATCGTTGCCCTTGTTGGCATTACAGGGACCGCAGGCAGTTACTGTATTTTCAAAGGTAGTTTTACCACCGTGACTGGTTGGCAAAACGTGATCTAGAGTAGCAGTACCGCGTGATACACTGTCGCCGCAGTATTGGCAGACATAACCGTCACGTAGAAAAACGTTGTGCTTAGAGAAACGAATCGTAGTTTTACGCTTTTCGTATTCTTTTAAGATCATAACAGCAGGCACCTTGGTTTCCCAAGATTGGCTATGTACAATCCAATCGTCGTACCAATCCAGCACAGTAGCTTTGTCAAGCACCATGTATTTGATTGATTCTTCCCAAGAGATTGTAGAAAGCGGTAGCCAGGAAACTGGTGCACCGTCCGCGTTTAAGATTAGGGTACTCATGTTCTAACTATTTATGTTAGTGGTTAATCACTCTTTTATTATAATGCCAAATACAAAAAAAAGCAACTAAATAAGCGCAGTCTGGTAAAATTCCAATGTCAACACAGGATCAAATAAATGGCTATTCAAGTAATTAACACAGGTACTGGCCCAAATTCGGGCAACGGTGATACTGTCAGGGCGGCTTTTTCAAAAGTAAATGCTAACTTTACCGAATTAGCTGGTCTAATCGGAACAACAGGTACAACTTTTATAGAAGTTGTCGGTGATTCTGCTAAGAATCTTTTTGTACATAGTAGTCATTCCGGCGTTACAGCGGAATATAATGATAGCGCCAATATTATATCTTTAACTGTTGCTGGCGGCATTGGAGGAAGCGGACCTACTGGGCCCGAAGGCCCATTCGGACCACAGGGCGTACAAGGACCACAGGGAGCCGTTGGCCCTCAAGGGCCTCAAGGAGCTGCCGGTTTGCAGGGAGATACAGGTCCACAAGGTGATGCAGGAGCTACCGGCCCTACCGGCCCTGCTGGTTTGCAGGGAGATACAGGTCCACAAGGACCACAAGGAGTTCCGGGATTAAACGGTCCACCGGGCGCACCGGGACCTCAAGGACCTACTGGGCCCGGAACTGTTAATACCGGTACGGCAGGGCATCTTGCCTATTATCCATCATCTGGGGTGCTAATTAGTTCTACTTCGTCCTTACAAATACAGTCGAATAATATATCTGTTAGCACTAATCTTATACCATCTGCTGACGGAATCTATAATCTAGGTTCGTCTGCTAGAAAATGGAATACAGCATATTACAATACTCTAACTATTAGAAATGCTATCGCCACGGGTGATTATGATAATGACAATTATACAATCTTTAAACAAGTTGAAAACGTAATCTATAACACCACATCGGCAGCTTACAAGGTTTACGGATTCACCTCAACTTACGAACAGTCAACTGTGATTGTTAATGAAGATGCTAACGTTAATCAAGTTTTATTCTTAGGTGATACCGACGGTGCTCAACCTGAAACATTATTCGGTATCGGTGTAGCAGATAACAGCAGTGAAGCATATCTGTTGCCGTCAACTGGATACGAAGCGACATGGCAGAAACGTTTAGAACTGTTAGGTAACGGAAAATTAATTTTACCCGTAAACGGAATTGAAGTTGCGGGGAATATTAGACCATTAACTTCAAATGCTTATGATTTAGGATCCACGTCGAGTCAATGGCGTAGTTTATATGTAAGTTCAAGTACAATTTATATTGGCGGAAAATCATTAAGTATCAATGAATCTGGAACACTGTTAGTTCAAGGATCTCCTGTTACCGGAAGTGGCGGCGGAGTTCAAGGTCCGACAGGGCCAGCCGGTGTTGCAGGTCCTACTGGCCCAAGTGGCGGTCCAAGTGGTCCTCAGGGAGATATAGGTCCAACTGGTCCAAGTGGACCTTCTGGAGCTGGAGCGCAAGGACCTACTGGTCCCCAGGGAAATGTAGGCGCACAAGGTCCTCAGGGTGTTACTGGTCCAAGCGGACTAGCAGGTGCTCGAAATTTTGTAGTAACAAACAATGGTGCCAGTGATTATACAATCGACGGAGCTAATGATCCTACACTTAATTTGCTACGAGGATTTACATATACATTTGATGTAAATGCCTCCGGCCATCCATTTTGGATTAAGACCTCTCAGACAACCGGTACAGGAGATAGTTACAACAATGGAGTAACAAACAATGGTACACAGTCCGGTGTTATAACTTTTGCTGTGCCTTATAACGCTCCAAGTACACTATATTATATTTGCCAGATTCATGGTAGTATGAGTGGCATTATTAATATTTCGGACAGCGGCCCTAGTGGTCCTTCTGGAGTAGGAGCTCAAGGCCCTACTGGTCCAATTGGTCCGACTGGCCCAGGTGTAGGAGCTCAAGGACCAACTGGTCCTTCCGGAGTAGGTGTTCAAGGACCTACTGGACCTACTGGAGCAGGTGTTCAAGGACCACAAGGCGCTCAGGGACCAACAGGACCGCAAGGAGATCAGGGACCACAGGGACCTGCAGGACCCCCGAGTACATTACCTGGACCTAGTGGTCCAACTGGTCCCAGCGGACCAAGTGGCGCAGGTGCAGACGGTCCAACCGGTCCAGTAGGACCAACTGGTCCAAGTGGTCCGATCGGAGTAGGTGTTGCAGGTCCTAGCGGACCACAGGGCGTTACAGGCCCGAGCGGTGTAAGTGGGCCAAGCGGCGCAGGCGCACAAGGACCTCAAGGTCCCAGTGGTCCCAGTGGTGTAAGTATAGAAGGTCCAACCGGTCCTAGTGGTCCCTCTGGCCCCAGTGGTGTAAGTGTTCCTGGAGCAGCTGGTCCAACAGGTCCTAGCGGTCCAAGTGGTCCAGCAGGATCAGCAGGCCCAACTGGAGCCGGCGTTCCGGGTCCTAGTGGCCCTTCAGGCCCGACGGGCGCAGGAGTCCAAGGGCCAACAGGTCCAAGCGGTGCAACTTTTGTAACACCAGGTCCTACTAGCTCAACTAGTACAGGTATTGCAGGTCAAATGGCTGTATCAGGTACAGATACGCTTTATGTTTGTATTGCACCGAATAGTTGGATTAAATTTATAGGCACTACATTCTAATTAAATATTACATTATGAGAGCAACAGAAATTATTAGAGGCGTTTTAGATCTTATTGATCAAGTTGAATGCGCTCAAGAAACACAAGAAGATCCTGTGCAGGGCGCATTTGCACAGTTGTTTTCTCAAATGACAGCAGCAGAACCACAGGGTTACGACAACAGCCCCGATCCTCATATACAAGGGGTTAACAGTGTTACAGTGAATGCGGGCGGCGGATTAAATGGTCCTAAAAACCCTGCAGATCTAAGAGCCGATTCTGTGAGCATGTACCCTAACTTTCAAGCCAAGGAATAAAAATGAGTCGATATCATACCCTTTATGCTAGCAATAGCAGTACACCGAAATTTACCACATTACAAACCGGAGCGGCCAGTGTTAGCACAGCAGTTACCGCAAGACGTATCACAGTGGTAACTAACGGAACAAGCCAATTTATGGCTTTCGGAACTAGCACAGTTGCAGCTACTACTGGTAGTTGTGTAATTCCAGCAAATTCTATGATGGATTTTAATGTAACTACCGGAACGCATGTAGCTTTTATTAGCCCAACAGGCCTAGGTTACGTTACACTTATTGACGCTGATTAATAAATGGCACAAGATCGCTATGCCAACAACAGCACAGCCTATGAACATCCACAGGAGAGCAATCTTCTAAATATTCATAAGGTCATGCAATACAACAGCACGGGTCAACCTGTTGCTCGTGTTCACGTTGATGGCATAACCTTAGAAGGCGATGTCATTGTTGACACTGTTAATTTAAGCACATCAACACTGGCCGCACTAGAAACTATAAATGTAATTCAAAGCTCAACTCCCTGGGTAATTACCGGATCAGTAGTTGTTAGCAATTTTACCAGCACTGTTCAAGTTAGCAATACTTTA